CAGACCGTTCAATCTGTACGTACGGCAAGTATAGGCACCACTGAGTATTCTGATTCTTCGATTGTAGCTCAAGCTCTTCTTAACGTCGCACCGTACACTGATGTTGTTGTATCACCCTCTTCCAAATTCACTTCTGACATTGCTCGGGAGACCCTTGTGGCTCCACTTATAGCAAGACTAGTTGAAATTTCGAATGATGGTTCACACAGCACAGCGATTGGGCGTGGAAAGAAAGTTTTGAGTAGATCGGAGAAAAGGAAGAAGCTCAGACCATTGGTAGGTGGTAAACTCCCTATTGCTGATAGTAAGGCAATAGATGTTAACAAACTACGTGACTCTTTGACTGTATTATTACAATATCTTAGTCTTTATGGGTTTGATCCTACTGGTTTTAAAACCGGTAAGACCCTTGATCACTGGCAATTATGCTCAGAATCAACTGGTTGGATTAAATTTTTGAAGTATAAGTTCTCTGCTTTTTTCGCCGCTTATTTGCATACTGATCTTCCTAAACAGCCTTTTGCTGTCAAAGATAATCCGTTACATATAATTGGTGGAAGGGCCGGTAGGTTTGTGACCAAAGTGTTAGGTTCGTCCCACGGGATGAGTTTTGCACTTGGCCTTCTTTATCTAAAGAAGGGGTTACCACGACCGGATGAGTCGGCTCTTGAGCTGGCTAAGCAGGCGACTTTGGAGATGTTGACACGGTTACACCCTGTCCCCAATTCTTCCATTCTGAACCCGTCTACCACTCATTCATTTGATGGTGCACGGAATTTTAGTTTAGAGGACCTTAAGGACGAGGTTCGTCGGACTGTATTTGAAATTTATCGTGGGATGAAACTCACTGATGAAGATCTTTACAAACCATATGTTCCTAGCATTAATGCAAACTATACTACTGCTCGTAGCAAGTTTGGAACATTTGGTGTCTTACGAGACCGCGGTCTTATTGATGATTTACCAGATCGTTTTTATGGAAGAGACCTTGTCTCAACCTTATACGGTTCTGGTTGCATTGAGAAGATAAATGATGTGGAAGAATATATAGAAGACGAAACGGTAGAGCACTATCGGATCAACAAAGATTTTAAATCGATGTTGGCGACCAGGTACCGAGAGGTATTTGATCAGGTGCGTCTACTGGCTGTTGATGAAATAACTAATGTTGAATTAGTAGCACTCGCTGAGGCTCTTAAAGTGAGGACCATTTCCAAAGGTCCTCCCTTTAAGTATTTCACTCTTAAACCTATTCAGAAGTTTATTCATAAGATACTCCGACGCCATCCAACTTTTCAGTTGGTTGGTAAGAATGTTTCCGAATCCATTATTCAACGGGTTATACAAGATAAGTTTACTACCTTTGGTGGTGACTTCTTGTCCGTTGATTATGCTTCGGCCACAGACTTGATCAATCCTGAGCTCTCGCGAGCTTGTGTTGATGCGTTGTCAGAGTGTCTAGAATTACCTACAGATTTGAGGAAGATGTTTCACGAAGCCTTAACAGGTCATATCGTGGAAGGTCGACCTCAGCTGTGGGGACAGCTGATGGGCTCAATTGTTTCATTCCCTATTTTGTGTATTGTTAATGCTGCCATCTGTCGTCTTTCATTTGAAGTCGGTGAGGAGCTCCCCTATGGAGTTGTACTCTCAGACTGTCCAATTTTGATTAATGGTGACGATGGTTTATTGCGTTGTAGTGTCCGAACTAAAGAGGTCTGGGAAGATCTCTCTAGCTTGGGTGGGTTATCTCCTTCAGTAGGAAAAGTGTATTTCCATAAAACGTACCTCAATATTAATTCAACTTCTTATAGTTGTATTGATGGCAGGATTGTCCATCACCCATATGTTAATATGGGTCTGGTTCAGGGAATGACACGATCCGAAGGGAAGGCGAGTGTTAAGAACATCACGGAGAACCAAAGTACCTTTGGAACCCTGGGTTCAAGACATAGAGATCTTATGAGATCCTGCCCCGATGATATTCGGCTATTAGTACATAAGTTATTTGTGAAGTGTAATTATGAGACCCTGAAAGCTGTTAGGCTTCCCTGGTTTGTCCCAGAATCGTTGGGTGGTGTAGGGCTAGAGCCTTTTCTTGTTTCTAACTCTGAGTGGGATATCGACCTTTGGTCGGAGTCCTATTTAGAGGTGGATGGAGTTCGTTATGGACCTAGTGATAGGGACATTTACTACTCTAATCTTTTACAGAACGGTGAACTTTCACAGTTTTCCGTCAAGAAGGTTACTGAGCCACAGCCGATTCAGGCCAGACAGGTTTGGTTTAAAGCTTCTGATTTTAGTGTCAGAAGGCAGTTTGTCGTAGGGAAGCTATCTAGCACACTAGCTTCTTGTGTGGAGAGTCAACAGAAAGCATTCAGTTTTTTAGATCTGAGTACTTTCTATCTCTGCCCTTCTTTTGTTACTCCTAAGTTGGATACCTCTTATGAGGTTCTTAGGTCTAATGAGCGTGTTTGGTCCATCCTCAGTGGTCTTGATCATCTAATTCCTTCTCAGAAGGGTCAGATTCTCAGGGTTCCTAAGGTTGTTAAGACCGCAATGTTTGAAATTCAATAGGTCGTAAAGACGTTGCGCCTTTGTAGGCGTTTTGACTCGTGAGTACACGGTCCAACAAACTATTTCATTTGGTTACATTGTGTTAATAAGGTGGTAGGGTCGACGTTTATTCGAGTCGATCCTAGGTTGTGACCCTTTTCTAGGGGG